TATACAACGGCCAAAAATACCCTCTAAGGAGGTGCTGAATGGATAAATTAAAGAAAGCTATAGAATCCATTGGTCGTGATATTGGGACGCTTCAAGCTAATCAAGGCGGAGCGTTGCAAACTTCCAAAGCTTACGAGTTGTTTCCAACGTATGCCACGTTACAAGCGCAGATGACCACGAATATCAAGGAGAAGCACGTAGACCTCGGTCTGGACGCTCTCATCGATGATAAATTAAAAAACGGTGGTGATCCGTTCGTCACGACTTCCAAATTGCCAACGATTGACACAAGTCAACTTGCAAGCAAGAATGATCTGGAAGAGTTAAAACGCTCAGTCGGATCTGGTGGTGCTAGTGGCGAACTAAAAGGCCAAGGCTTCCCATACGCTCTTAACGCTGACATCGGTACGATTTATACTGATACGACAGCAAAAAACGGAGCGGTGAAGTGGATCAAGAAAACTGCTGGAACTGGCTCTAACGCTTGGTCTGTCTTGTTTGGTGATGTCAAACACAAGCCAAGAATTTCATCGAGTCAAAACAATGCATTCGTAGAGTTTAGACGTATAAACTCTACGGTTGAAATCGGCTTCGGTGGTCTCTCTTGGGGCTGGTTTGGAATCGTGAGACGAGGTGCACCCAGCTACATTCCTCAAGGGTCAGACCGTGAGCGTAACGTGGTGATCTTAAACGTAGGCGGTATACCCGTCGGTTTTCGTGCGACTAGCTCAAAACTTGGCGTCATGACCAATGACAAGGGCAAGCGCCTTGGCACTTTTTATCTAGGTGGGCCGGGTGACGGCAACCAGCTACGCTTACAATTCGATGACCCAGTACCAACAGATAGGGATATCGGAGATCTACGATTTACTAATATGTCGTACACAACAGATGATCCGTGGCCAGAGACTATATAAGATAACAACAGCGGTAGCATTATGCTACCGTTTTTTTGTTTGCTCTGAAATTTGGGTTTATAACGGCAATTATTGAGATTGTCCATTATAACGGACAAAATAAAAAAAGCCCTTGGGCTCGTTCTCTCGATTGTGCGGGCAATGAATACGATTTTGAATACGGCTTTTTAAAATTATTGAAAAATGACGAAAACGATATTTTGATAATATGCGCGATTTTGCAACGTTTGAGAACGTACGGCGCAATAATGGAAACAGTTTTTGAAATATGCTAAAATAGTAACACTAGCTCCTAAACCCTTGATATTACTGACTTTTCAAGGGGTCGTGAGTGACTGAATACGGGACTGAATACGACATATTTATATTACCATGTATTCAAGTAATTTATCCACTGTATCGGTCCGCTGCTCTTCCGTTATGTGAGTGTAAAGATCCAGCGTTATTTGAACGGTGCTATGTCCCAACCGATCCGAAATGTTTTTAGGTTCCACGCCCGCGCTAAAAAGCAATGAAGCGTGTGTGTGTCGTAGGCCGTGGGGCGTGATTGATTTTAGCTTATGGTCAGCGATGAAGCGTTTGAAATAGCGAATGAAATTGTGAATGTGTACCCACTCGCCCCGCTGATTCGTGAAGATGAAATTTTCATCGCCTTCGAAATGCTTGCCGTTTTTGAAATAGATCTTTATCTGATCTTTTTTCCAGCTTCTCAGAATTGACAGCGTGGCAGGATCTATAGAAATTACGCGTTTGCTATTTTTAGTCTTGGGAGTTTGAAGAATTTGTTTTTCTTTGATCCGGGCAGCCGTTTTATTGACAGTGATTTTTTTATTTTCGAAGTCGATATCAGACCATTTAAGAGCGAGGGCTTCCCCTTGGCGCAAGCCGGTATAGCTCATTAAATGCACCAGCGGGAAGAAATAAGATAGAGTGGTAGTTTGCGCTAGTTTTAAAAACTCCTTTAGCTCTTCCTTGGTTAAGAAGTTACCTTTTCTTTGCGTTTGCCGGCTTTTCGGCTTGATTACTTTGTCAAAAGGGTTTGAATCGAGTATATCCATTAACACGGCATACTTAAAAATTCGATTAATGACTGACAGATAATGGTTATAGAGTACATAGGTTTTACTCAGTTCAATCACGACTCTTTGACAGTATGCGACTGTTATTTTTTTCAGCTTCATTTCTTTAAAATGCTCTTCAGTCATTTTCTCAACTTTTGACTTGACGTTTTCAAACGTGCTGGGCTTTACCGTGGTTTTATAATTCTCCAACCACAAGGAAGCTAGTTCTTCGAATGTAGGATCTCGGAATCCGTCCGATTGATTCGACGGAAGCCCGTTCTCTTCCACGTCAAGCAGCAAATTTCTTTCCGCTTGTTTGGCTTCTTTCATGGTTTTAAAGCCCCGGCGCGTGGTTCGCCGTTCTTTGCCACTCACGGGATCGATTCCCAGATAGGTTTGAAATAAGTAACGAGTCTTCCCGTTTTTGGTTGTATATTTTTTTATCATGTCTTCCTCCGTTTTGGCTTGCCCGCACAATTGAAAAAACGAAATGATTTTGCTATACTTAACTTATATCATGATTCCCCGTGGCTTGTCCTCGGGGCTTTTTTTATTCGAAAAACAATTTGATATTTTCCGCTTGCGCGTTGGTGATCTTGGCTTTAATCGTTTTGACTTCGTTTGTCTCGATATTCCGTAAGTGCAACATAGCGCGTCCCGGCTTTTCTTCGTGAGTGGTGATAGTGTCCGTGCTTACTTTACCTTTACGTTTTCCAGACGCACCGATTACACCACCTAAAATTGTACCGACTGGCCCAAACGCTGAACCGATTCCAGCGCCTAAAAGAGCGCTCCCTTTTTTGCCCTTTTGTTTGGTCGTTCCGGTCGTTTTTGTGCGCTCTATAATAGTAGAGCCTTCAAATTGAAAATTCTCAAATTCAAACAACTCGGGAGTGTCTGAATAGAATCCGATATAATATAGGCCGTCGACTGTCTTTCGAATCGTTGTCGTCCCGATTGATATCTTCGTTTCTTGGGCAGCTTTCTTTCTTATTTCATTCATCGAAGAAATTCCGTCCGCTGTCTTTTCGGTCGCCTTTTTAGCGAGATCCTTGATTTTGCTATAGTCCATATTTTTTCTCCTTTATCCAACCAAACGATAGTATTCATCTATTACCATTAATTCATCGGCCGTGGTTTTAAGTTCGTGGCGCTCCATAAAATGTACATAATTAAACTCGCTCGCGTCCCCAGCTTCTAATTCTTCCTTTAATAGCGCGTGAATCATGGCCCGGTTGGCTTCATTTTCGCACTTTATCGGGTTTATGGTATATTCGGCCGTCGTGTGCTCTAAGTGGCCCAGCTCGTGCAATATAACGCGTTTCTGAGCCTCCCTAGTTAGTGACTTATTAACAAAAATGATCTTCATATCAGACAAGATCATTCCGGGCCGTGGCCACAAGTCATTATCAAAGTAAGCGAGCGTGACGCCCGCTCTATCACAAATATCTTCTATCATAATCTTCCTTTGAAATATATATCGAGAATATTTTCAATTGCTTCGATATCTTCTTCATTTAATGGCTTTCCGTCAAATGTTTTCGCGCTCTTTGCCAGCTCACGAAGATCCAAGCCCAAAAGGTCAGGCTCTTTCTTGACTGGCTTCACACCTAACAGATATTCGGGCGTGACACCGAGCGCGCTTGCGTAAGCGTTCGCCCGATTGAGTGGAAAAGTTCTCGTCTTATTGAAATATCTTGATACACCAGATTTTGCTTGTCCAACTCGACGAGCAAGTTCGCTCAAAGAAATATTTTTTTCTTCGCACAAGGCCTTGATAAGGTCTATTATTTCGTCATTAGTACGCATGGTTGCAACTCCTTTTCTTTATGTTTCTATTATAACACCGTTCCGAAAAAAGTACAAATAATACTAAAAAAGAAAAAAATGTGTTTTTTTTAGAAAAAAGTGTTGACAAAAAAGAACACTTGATTTATAATTAAATTGTTCTCAAGAAAGAACGATAAAAAAACTGAAAGGAGGCCGAATCTATGACCGTAAATCATTTACGAATCAAAGCGGAACGAATCGCGAAAGGATTGACACAAGATGATATGGCAAAAGCCCTTGGCTGGTCCGATCGTGCTCGTTACGCTAAACGCGAAAACGGTCTGGTATCATTCGACGCTGACGAATTGATAAAGGTCGCGACGATCCTCGGGTTTTCGAAAGACCAGATCGGAATTTTTTTTACAGAAGGCGTTCACTAAAACGAACGAAGGACGTAAAAAAAGCACCCGAGCGAAGTTGCTCGAGCGCTTGAAAAAATATCTACCTTAATTATATCAGAAAGTGCTTGCCCGCACAACACAATTGGAGGAACGAAAGAAATGGAGGAGCTAAACTTGCCACCCTTGATCTCAGACGAGATCGCGAAAGTCTATCTCAGATCGATCGTGGATATCGTGAGAGACGAGCTAAAAAAAGAAATAGAAGAAAAACAAATGCCACTCGATCAAAAAGCCTTGATGAAAAAATTCGGCTTCGATCATGGATATATTAAAAAGTTAGAACGTCGAGGACTTGCATTTCGGAAACAAGGAAAGAAGAAAATGTACGACGTCCGGGACGTTTACGAAATTTTAGAAAAAGAAAAGGAGTATTTAAAATGAATGAAATTATTATTTCTGGGCAAGTGGCCGGAACAGTAGCAATCGGGGGCGTGTGCTTCATCGCTGGGCTTATCGTTTCATGGAAGGACCACAAGAAAAGAATGAGAATCGCTAAAAGCGAAACGCTCAAAGCTATCGAAGAGGGACTTCCAGAGCACAATGCCCAAGTAATTGAGCAATACGAGGACGAGCTCGCAAGTCGCCGAAAGAATATGAAGCTATATACCGAATCTCCGGAGGTACCGTTCCATGTTTGGTAAAAAGACCCGCAAGATCGAGCAACAAACAAAAGCGCTCAACCGCTTGTGGTTTATCAATCTGCAACAGACCGAGATCCTGAAAGCTACACTTGAACGGGAAGAACGATTGCTTGACGAGCTCGCTCGTCTGAAAGGAGAGTTAAGAAATGGTAACAATTAACAAGCTCGAGATCGAAAACGTCAAAAGAGTTAAAGCGGTCAAAATCGAGCCGTCAGCGAAGGGACTGACAATCGTCGGGGGAAACAATAACCAAGGCAAGACAAGCGTATTAGACGCGATAGCGTGGGCCTTGGGTGGCAACAAGTACAAGCCTTCGCAACCTCAACGCGAGGGATCAACGATTCCCCCAAGTCTTAAAATCACACTATCGAATGGCCTTATTGTCGAGCGCAAGGGCAAAAATAGCGATCTGAAAGTCATTGACCCGAGCGGAAACAAGGCCGGCCAGAAATTGCTTGATAGCTTCGTAGAAGAGTTGGCCCTTGATCTTCCAAAGTTTATGGAGATGAACGATAAAGAAAAAGCGTCAACGCTCTTACAAATTATCGGTGTCGGAGATCAACTCGTCCAGCTTGAAATGGAAGAGAAAACCAAGTACCAAGAGCGCCACGCAATCGGCGTCATTGCGGATCAAAAAGAGAAGTTTGCCAAAGAGCAGCCGTATTATCCAGACGCACCGAAAGAACTCGTCTCGATTGCTGATCTTATCCAGCAACAGCAAGAGATCCTCGGTCGAAATGGCGAAAATGCCCGCAAGCGTCAAAACCTCGCGAAAATCGAAAACGATTATCAAAGCGCACTTGCGAACGCCCAACGCTTGGAAGCTATGCTCAAGGAAGCTCGAGAAAAAGAGCAAGCACTTGCGCAAGACTTGGATATTGCTCGTAAGGATACGCAAGATCTAATCGACGAATCGACGCAAGAGATCGAAGACAGTATCGCGAATATCGAGCAGATCAATCTCAAAGTCCGGGCGAATCTTGATAAAGACAAGGCCGAAGAGGACGCGAAAGTCTACCGCGAACAATATCGCGAGTTAGATCTTGTTATCGAGGGTATTCGCAAGCAAAAAACGGACTTGCTGACAAATGCAGACTTACCATTGCCGGGGCTATCCGTGGACGATGGAGAGCTCTTATACCTTGGTCAACGCTGGGACAATATGTCTGGAAGTCAACAATTACAAGTCGCGACGGCTATCGTTCGCAAGCTCAAGCCAGATTGTGGCTTCGTCTTAATTGACAAGCTCGAACAGATGGACCAGATCACACTCGCGGAATTTGGCGCGTGGCTCGAGCAAGAAGGCTTACAAGCTATCGCGACACGCGTTTCCACTGGTGAAGAATGTTCCGTAATTATCCAAGACGGGTACAGCGTCACACCCGAAACAATTCAAACACCGCAAGGGTGGCAAGTCGGATTTTAAAAAAAGAAAGAAGGAAAAATCATGAAACAAACAGACAAATTCGCAGTATTAAGAGGTAAAGAAACAGGAAATTTTTTAAAAGAATATAAAAGCAAAAAAGGGACGTTTGCTTATTCCGCTAAATATACGGATGATCTTAGACACGCTGCAAAAAATGAACTCAAGGCAATCGAAGACCAAAAAGAAGACTTTGAAAAATTAGCAAACACGCTCAATTGTGAAATTTTAGTCGTCGAAGCAGAGTACACATTAAAGACGCGCGACGGAAACGAACCGAAAGATCTTACAGAAGAGATCGAAGAAGCAAAACGCAAACACCTTGTAAATCTTCTTAATAGTCTCTTTTCTGATAAAGACGACGAGGAGGAATAAAAAATGCAGATCACAAGAGGAAGGAAGGCTCGGGCACAAAAGGTCGTCATCTACGGCCCGGAAGGAATCGGAAAGTCTAGCTTCGCGAGTCAATTCCCAGATCCAGTATTTATCGATACCGAAGGGTCAACGGATAATATGGACGTGGCCCGTATGGACAAGCCCACAAGCTGGGCAATGCTCAAAAACGAGATCGCGTTTATCAAGGCGAATCCAGACGCGTGTAAGACACTAGTCATTGACACGATCGACTGGGCAGAACAACTCGCGGTAGATTATGTTTGCGCGCAACACCAGAAAAACGGGATCGAAGATTTCGGCTGGGGCAAGGGCTATACATACGTACAGGAAGAGATCGGGCGTCTATTGAATAGCTTGTCCGAGCTTGTGGACAACGGGATCAACGTCATTTTGACAGCTCACGCACAAATCAAGAAATTTGAGCAGCCGGACGAAATGGGATCTTATGACCGATACGAATTAAAACTCGGACAAAAGACCAGCTCAAAAACAGCCCCACTAGTCAAGGAATGGGCCGATATGGTGCTCTTTGCGAATTATAAGACAATCGTTATGACAACGGACACGGGGAAGAGAAAGGCCCAAGGGGGCGAACGTGTTATGTACACGAACCATCGGCCAGCGTGGGACGCGAAAAACCGTCACGGTTTACCAGATCAGCTACCGTTCACGTTTGAGAGCGTGGCCCATATCTTCAACACACCGGCTCCCGTACCAACCGAACAACCGGTACCAGAGCCACAACCAGAGCCACAGCCACAAAAGCAAAACATTAACGAGCAATTGCAAGAGGTCGCTCAAGAGGTGGCTCAAGAAATGGGACGAGCTCCACAAGCGGGACTCTTACCGCAAGCATTGATCGACTTAATGGCGCCTAACAACGTAACGGAAAACGAATTGCAAGAGGTCGCGTATATCCGCGGACACTTCCCGATGGGAACCCCGATCGAAAACTTCCCGAGCAATTACTGGGATATGATCGTGGCAAATTGGGACGCTACACTTGACGTCATTCAAAACCAAGTTCGGAAAGATCCAGACTTACCATTTAACACTAACAATTTATAAACCTAAAGGAGAAAATCATCATGACACAACAACAATACAACAACAACTTTGATCGCGAATTCGGCTGGGACGACACAATTCAAAAAGATTCCGAATTTGTCTTTCTACCAGACGGCCTATATTGGTTTACCGTTAAAGAATACGAGCGCGGACGTCACACGCCGAACCCTCAAAACCCCGGTAAGTTGCCAGCTTGTCCTAAAGCGACAGTACACCTTACTATCGTAGCAAACGAAGGCGAAACAGAATTGCGCCACAATCTCTTCTTACACAGCTCAACCGAGGGAATGTTATCAGCGTTCTTTGGTGCTATCGGGCAAAAACGCAAAGGTGAGCCCCTTCGTATGGATTGGAACGCGATCATCGGCAAAGTCGGAGTGTGTAAGGTTGGATCTCGCGAATACAACGGAAACAAGTACAACGAAGTGAAAGGCATGATTTACGCGGAGGACGTGGACTATACAAAAGTATTGAACGCACAACCGGGACAACAAGCCCCAGCGTACCAACAACCAGCGCCACAGTATCAACAACCAGCACAGGGAGGCTTCACAGGAGGGCCGTTCTAATATAGGAGGTTCTAAAGTATGGAGTTAAGACCTTACCAACAAAAGGCGCGGGAAGCCGTTCAGCGTGAGTGGCTAGAAGGTCGGAAACGTACTCTTCTGGTCCTCCCGACTGGGACGGGAAAAACCGTCGTATTCTCAAAGATCATTGAAGATCAAGTCAGAGAAGGGAAGCGCGTGTTAGTGCTCGCTCACAGATCTGAGTTATTGGATCAAGCAAGCGACAAACTAAAGACCGCGACGGGCCTCGGTACAGCGTTAGAAAAAGCTGAAAGCACGTCAATAGGCTCTTGGTATCGCGTTGTCGTTGGATCGGTCCAAACCATGCAACGGGAAAAGCGTTTAAGTCAATTCCCGCCCGATTGGTTCGATGTGATCGTGGTCGACGAGGCGCACCATGCGATATCTGATGGATATCAGAAAGTGCTGGGCTATTTCAAAGACGCGGAAGTTTTGGGAGTCACGGCCACGCCAGACCGTGGTGATATGAAAAACCTCGGCTCTTACTTTGACAGTCTAGCTTATGAGTATTCGCTTGTAAAAGCAATCAAAGAAGGCTATCTATCCAAGATTAAGGCTTTGACGATTCCGCTCGATCTCGATCTGTCAAGCGTGGCAATGTCCGCGGGAGATTTTAAGGCGAGCGATGTCGGAACGGCCCTCGATCCATATCTCGTACAGATTGCGGACGAAATGGCCAAGTATTGCAAGGATCGGAAAACAGTCGTCTTTCTACCACTAGTCAAAACAAGCCAAAAATTCCGCGATATCTTAAACGAGCAAGGCTTTAAGGCAGCCGAAGTGAACGGCGAATCAAAAGACCGGGTCGAAGTGCTCGAGGACTTTGAAAAGGGCCGTTACAACGTCTTGTGTAACTCGATGTTACTCACGGAGGGCTGGGATTGTCCCTCGGTCGATTGTGTGGTCGTGTTAAGGCCGACAAAAGTCCGGGCGCTCTATTCGCAGATGGTCGGACGTGGAACGCGTCTATTCCCGGGGAAAGAAGAGCTTCTTCTACTCGATTTTCTATGGCACACCGAGCGTCACGAGCTTTGTCGTCCAGCTCACTTAATTTGTGAAAGCCCGGACGTAGCGAAGAAGATGGTCGAGAACATGGAAGAAGAGACGGGCGTCGTGATTGATCTTGAGCAGATGGAAGTCAAGAGCGCTGAAGATGTTGTCGCAGAACGTGAAGAAGCACTTGCGAAACAGCTCGCAGAAATGCGGAAACGTAAGAGAAAGCTCGTCGATCCGCTTCAATTTGAAATGTCTATCCATGCCGAGAATCTTTCAAATTATGTTCCTAATTTTGGTTGGGAAATGGCCCCGCCGTCTGAAAAACAACTCAAGGCCCTTGAAAAATACGGAATCTTTACCGATGAAGTCGGGAACGCTGGGAAAGCAAATATATTGCTTGATCGATTACACAAGCGCCAGAGCGAAGGACTCACGACACCGAAGCAGATTCGATTCCTTGAGAGTCGAGGCTTCCGCAATGTCGGAATGTGGAGCTTTGAGAGTGCTCGAAGCATGATTGATCGAATCGCAGCGAATGGGTGGAGAATACCACACGGAATCAGAGCGAGCGAATATATACCGAATTAAACAATAAGGAGAAAACACAATGAAAACTAACAAATTAACACTTTTGACAGTCGCTACTATTGCAACAGCTACACTTGGAATTAAGGGGGCTTATGCCGATGAGTCTGATCGAGGAATCACGCCAGAGACAACAACAATTGCAACAAACCAAAGCGGAGAAGCAAGCGGAACTGAATCAGCTATTCCAGCAACGGAAGCAGATCAACCAACAAATTCTAGCAATGACGCGGGAGCAGGAAGCGCTGAAGCTAAGAATAACGAACGAGAAGGACTTCCAACAACTTTTGAAAAGAGCGGGAATGTGATCGAAGTCAAAAACCCGGAAGTCGTTGTCGATCAGTCAAACGGTACAGGGAAGTATCAACCCTTCAGCGTGGAATATAAGAACGTCCACTTCCCAGACGATCTCGCGATTAACGAAGGGGACAAAGTAACGTTCACACTTCCAGAGGAAGTAGCGTTTCAAACGAGCTTTACTTTTGACGTACACAATCCAGAAAATGCCGTCGTTGGTCAAGCTACCGCGGACAGCCAAGCGGGAACCGTGACAACCGTATTTAACGACTATTTCAAAAACCACCCTCTAAACAAGCAAATGAGCCTAAAAATGGACGCAAAATGGACTGACAAGGTCCAAAGTGGGCAACCCGTGAGCGCGAATTTTAACGGCACAGTCGTAACGGCTCAAATCGGCAAAGAACAAGTGATTGGAAAAGACGAACTCCTTTCCAAGTGGGGTTCACAAGATGAAAACGATCCAAGCGTTATTAATTGGACTGTACGCGTCAATTATGCACGCAAAGTCCTAAACTATGTGAAAATCATTGACGAAATGAGCGAAAACCAAAAACTAATTGATAACTATTTTGAAATCAAGAATATTGAAAGTGTAGATCCTTGGATTGATAAGGGTTCTGCTATGGATTTGGTTAAATCAATCAGTAAGTCAGATCATGGCTTTACCATCAAGATGGATCGTCTTGATCGTATGATCTATTTAAACTATAAGACTAAACTAACAAGCGCGGTTAAAGATAGCGTAAACCCAACGAACAAGGTCGAATTAAAGGCAGAAGATTCGGGCGCCGTTTCTTATAGCTACGTTCAACTTGTGGGTGGCCGTGGGGACGCGTCGGGTGAGAATAAACCAGTTTGGGAAATTCCAAATGACGCTCCGAAATACGAGAAACCGTCAATCGATTTAAATGATATTCCATTAATGCCACCAGCACCGGTGCTTGAAAAACCGGAATGGAAAGGCGGTACAACACCATTTGACGCACCACAGCTTGATAAGCCAGAGTGGAAAGGCGGGGTGACACCTCCAGACGCTCCTGTTTTGGATAAGCCAGAACTAGTGATCGATATTCCAGATCCAAAACGCGACGAACCAAAACCACAGCCGAAAGAAGACAAGCCAAACACACCAGCGCCAAAAGGAACACCAAAAACCGAAGAAGTAAAAATCACTAATCGCGCGGAAAATCACGTGGAAATCACGCGAAACGAATCTGAAGAAGTCGAAGCGTACAGCGCACCAGCTACACTCCCTAATACGGGATCAGATTTCGGAATCACGATCAGCCTTATCGGACTTTTAGGATTGAGCCTCGGAGTCGTTGGAATGGCCAAAAAGGAGAACTAATTGAAAAAAATGATCGTATGGGCCCTTTTTGATAGTGGGAATGGGAGTTATACAAAAGGCGTCAAGGATCTAAACGATAAGGGTTTGTGTGATATTGAAATACACCCGATAGGGATAGATATTGAGCATAAAAATAGTCATTTTATTAATCTAAATCTTGCTGATTATAGTCGATTGTTTGGAGATAATACCTTATTCGATACACTTGATAGGCTACCAAGACCCGATTTAATTATCGCAAGTCCGCCTTGCGAGAGTTGGAGCAATGCGAGCGCAATTCCTAACGGTAACGCTTGCTGGAAAAAAGAGGATCTATCAGACAGTCTTTTTGAACCACAAAGGGAGCCGAGCCCGTTCACGATCCGAAGCAATAGCGATTATGAGCAAGCGTACAACAATTACAAGTACGATCGACAATTTATGAAGAGAGTCAATGGGGAGTTATGTGTATTTAACACGATCGAGATTATTAAACGATACGAGCCGGAGTTTTTTATCATAGAAAACCCAGCTAGTGGGAGAATATGGCGATATATTGAAGAAGTCATAGGCTTTGAATTACCGTTTAAGAATCCGACTCGTTATAACAATTACGGCTACCCGATTCAAAAACCGACGAAATTTGCCAGTAACCTAGATTTACAACTTAACAACGAAGCGAATAAACCAGAGGTTACTTGGCAAGATTTCTCGACGTCATATAATGAGCGTTCAAACATACCACAAGAACTCGTAAAAGAAATTTTTACAAAAGTGTACAAGAAATGGAAAGGAGGGGACTAGTGGAACGAGAATTTGACTTATTACCATTACTGGACTATATAGACCCCTCGATTTTATCTTACCAAGAATGGATAAACGTCGGCTTCGCCTTAAAGCATGAGGGGTACACAGCTTCCGACTGGGATAATTGGTCCTTACGCGATCCAGCCCGGTACCGTAAGTTTGAATGTTTTAAGAAATGGGACACCTTCAACGAAGAAGCGGGCTCGATTGTAACAGGCGGTACAATCGTACAACTCGCGAAAGATCACGGCTGGGTGAATCCATACTCAAGCGATAGCGAAGGAGCTCATGAACTCGATTGGAACGACACAATCGATCGAGACTATCGCTTGATTGATAAGAGCTGGATCGAGGGAAAAGAGATTCATGAGCCTACAAACTGGAATCCAGTACAAGAGATTATCAAGTACCTCGAGGCCTTGTTTGAATCGTCCGAGAATGTCGGTTATGTTACCGAGTCATATCCAAAAGTAAACGACGAAACAGGCGAAATAGAGAAATGGCTTCCGACAAAGGGAGCGTATGACCGGACGGCCGGGCAACTGATCGAGCAACTATCGAAATGTAACGGCGATATCGGAGCGGTCCTCGGGGACTATCACAAAGAAGCGGGTGCGTGGATTCGATTCAATCCGCTTGACGGTAAAGGCGCCAAAAACGAGAACGTGACTGATTATCGGTACGCGTTGGTTGAGTCGGACAGCATGAGCGTAGAAAAGCAAAACGCGATCTATAAAGAGCTCGAGTTGCCGATCGTGGCCCTCGTGTACAGCGGGAACAAGTCCTTACACGCTATCGTGAAAGTGGACGCTGGCAATTATGAGGAATACAGAAAGCGCGTTGACTATCTGTATAAGATATGCCAAAAGAACGGAATATCAGTCGATACGCAAAACCGCAATCCGTCGCGCTTGTCCCGTATGCCGGGCTTCGAGCGAAACGGCCAAAAGCAATTTCTCGTTGATACGAATATCGGTAAGCGTAACTGGGAAGAGTGGTACCAGTACATCGAGGATCTTAACGACGATCTTCCAGATCCGGAAGGGCTGGGGGATAGCTGGGACAACCTCCCAGAGCTTGCGCCCGAGCTGATCGAAGGCGTCCTTCGACAAGGGCACAAAATGCTGATCGCTGGGCCGTCAAAAGCCGGGAAGTCATTCAGCTTGATCGAAATGTCAATCGCAATCGCAGAGGGCAAGAAATGGCTTGAATGGAATTGTACGCAAGGTAAGGTCCTATATGTCAATCTTGAGTTAGACCGTGCGTCATGTTTGCACAGATTCCGGGACGTGTACGAAGCAATGGGGCTTCAGCCTAACAATCTCAAAAATATTGATATCTGGAACTTGCGCGGAAAGACGGTCCCTATGGACAAGTTAGCTCCAAAATTGATCCGTCGATCGCTCAAAAAGAACTATATAGCGGTGATTATTGACCCGATCTATAAAGTCTTGACGGGTGACGAAAACAGCGCGGACCAGATGGCACACTTTACGAATCAGTTTGACAAAGTCGCTACAGAGCTCGGGTGCTCAGTGATCTATTGCCACCACCACTCAAAAGGTGCTCAAGGGGGCAAGAAATCAATGGATCGGGCTAGTGGTTCGGGCGTATTCGCTCGAGATCCAGACGCGCTGATCGACTTGGTAGAGTTGGACGTCACAGAGGAGCTATTTACTCAACGGATCAACCACACGGCCACACGAATCTATAAGGACGCAATTCGAGCAGCAAACATTAACTATTACCAAGACCAAGTAAGCCTCGATGATCTCCAAAGCGCGAGCGTCATGAGAACGCACTTCGAAAGGGCGATTCCAAACGTGCTCGAGCGCAAGCCGTGGACTGAGAAGATCGAACAAGCTCGTCGAGCGATTGAAATATCGACAGCGTGGCGCGTGGAAGGCACTCTTCGGGAGTTTGCTAAGTTCAAACCTGTCAATATGTGGTTTAGCTATCCAGTACATTTTCTGGACGATTCGGGAGTCTTGGCAGATATCCAACTAGAGGAAACAACTCCTAATTGGAAAAAGAATCTAGATAGCAAAAAAGGCAATGAATCGAAAAAGAAATCTGCTGATGAAAAATTCGAAACCGCTATGAACGTATTATTTGACGGAATCAACCCCGTCGAATTGAGCGATGTAGTGGAATATTTCTCGACAGAAGATAAGCCAGTTAGTGAAAAAACAATCCGAAGATGGGTAAAAAATAATGGTGATTTTGAGGTGAAAAACAACCAAATTTTACCTAAAAAATAGTCAGGGACATTTCAGGGACAAGGACAAACCCGAGGGACAAACCCGAGGGACAACTTCGGGAATGTCCCTGTCCCTGAGGGACAAACCCGAGAATGTCCCTATGTCCCTAAGGTGTCTCTAGGGACAAGGACAAACCCGAGAATGTCCCTGAGAAATCGCATAACCATACGTGTTTGAAGCTCTAGGGACAAACCCGAGAACTCAGGGACAAAACGAGGGACAGAATATCTCCCTCTTTGAGGAGAGATATTTAGGAAAATGTCCCTGAGGTCCAAGGGGAACAGGAACAGGAACAGGGGGGCTTTGCTCCCGCCCCCTGTAACCCTGTAACCCTGTCCCCTAACTTGGACTTAGCGCGAGAGCGTGGTAAGTAAAAAGAAAAAGTAAAAAGAAAGTGCAAAGGTAAAAAGGTAAAAACTATGGCACGAAAGAAAAAAACATATTCGGTCAATTTGGATATTGGTAAAAAAATGCCTCCACTTTATCACACGTTACCGGGTCAAGATTTTTGGTATTCAGATTCAGAGGTTTTGAAATGGATCGCGAATCAACCACTTCTCTTAAATTGGGTTAAGGACCAGCTCAGGACAGCTGGATATATTACCTATGACAGAGAGACTGGAAAATGGACCGGTATCGACTACCCGGGACGAGGTGGCGAAAAATGATTGAGTTCTTTTTGCCGATGAAAAAAATTCCGACGACAACGCACCAGCAGAAAAAAGTAAACGTGAGAAATGGCAAGCCGATTTTTTACGAGCCAGAAGAGTTAAAAAACGCTCGGGCGAAATTTGAGAGCTTACTTGCGCGTCACGTTCCCCCAGACAAGCTAAAAGGGCCAGTACGTCTCACGGTTAAGTGGTGCTTCCCAATGATAAAGGGAGTACGGTCTGGCCAGTACAAGACGACAAAGCCCGATACAGATAATTTACAGAAATTATTTAAAGACTGTATGACAAAGCTGGGCTTTTGGAAAGACGACGCACAGGTCGCAAGTGAGATCGCCGAGAAGTTTTGGTCTGAGGTCGTTGGGATCTATGTCAGAGTGGAGGAATGGGACGATGAATTATATACATTTCTTTAGTGTGGAGCTCCCGGACTTTATGGCACGCAATAACCAAGTGGCGCAAAGCCTCGGTTTTGGAAGTGAGCGCTATTGGTTTTGGACCGTGGACGCGATTGCTGAGATCTGCAAAAAATACCATGACGATGAATTAGTCGTAAAGCAATTCGGGCTCTTGTTTGAATGGCTCGAAAAACAAGCGGAAGGAGTGGCACAATGAAAGAAAAATCTTATTTCGAGGTTTTGAAAGAAATAGAACGTGATCGTGATAAGTGCAATAAGTACGAACGTTTTGATGTGCAATTATTGCTCGGGTCTATATGTGCGAAACTTGTCGAGCAAGTAGAAAAAGACGAGAAAGTAGAATCGATCAACTATACGATACCGATCAGAGATCAAGTATACGACATAACGGTTCGTCGGTTGAAAAAGAACGAAGGTGAGAGCGATGGAATATGTGAAATATGACTCGAAGCAGCGCGAGGCGTTGAAAAAGAACCTTAGGCGCTTGATGGACGAAAAAGGAGTCACGAAAGCCCAACTATCAAGAAAGCTGGGCTGGTCCTATAACACAATTGATTATTGGTTAAGAGGTGATCGCGTACCAGATAAAACAGGAATCGAGGCTATATGCGATTATTTCGGGATCTCAGACGTGGAGCTTTTAGGGTCAGAAATGAAAGTCCGCACGTTTGCTTATTATAAAAACGATACGCTCCTCGCATTTGGCACGATGGAAGAGATCGCGGAACAAACCGGCCGAAAGATCGAGTCGTTGCGGAGCTCGCTTTGCAACTCGAAACGATTCAACAAAACAACGAAAACATACATGATCGAGCTCGATGATGATCGACGCTACAAATTAAAATTTAAACAGTCGTTCACGATCGACGAGTTGAATCTAAAAGGGATAGGGTGGTTATTAGAAAGCCCACTCGTAGAAGTAGAAGAGGTAACGGAATGAGAAAAAAAGAATTAATTGAGAAATACGAGTATTTGAACCATGACTGTTTCAGAAGGGTCGATACGTCTGAAGTTTTGAAAGATTTAAAACAATTAGACGAAGCAAAAGAAAAAGTCACGCTCCCCCGGCCGGTGGCGAACTGGATCTCTTGCGTGAGAGGGCGAAACAAGACTTTACATTTTGCACTAGAAAACGCACCCGAAGAAGTGAGTTTGTGGTTTTGTGAAAATGAAAAAAATCGGCAAAATATCTTTGCTGACGCTTGGGTGAATGGTTATCATATCGAGAGAGTGAAGCGGTATATTGTTAAAGTAAAAGGGGCAGAAGAAGGCTACAACTACCTAAATTGTCGTATAAGTTTGAATGAATATTTTTTTAGTGGAGAAAGTGAACCGTTAGATTTTCGAGTAAAACACACCCGCAAACAACTTGAAATAGGTGGTTTTGGAGATGTATTTAACAATCCTATGTTTGAAGTCGAGGAGGTGGAAGAATGACACCAAAGTATAGAGCGTGGGATAAAGAGTTTAAAGAAATGGTGCATGTGAATGCACTAGTCTTTGACGAGCAAGTTATCAAAGCGACTTACCAAAATGGAAGTATTGTGAAGGAGGACGTGAAAAACTACGAACTTATGCAATCAACAGGCCTCAAAGATAAGAATGGCCGAGAAATCTTTGAAAAAGATATCCTTGATTATAATGGCAGAAAAGTTATTGTTGAATGGCATGGTTCTTATGCTTGTTTTATCTACGAATTTGTAGATGAATTGAAAAATAGAACGACAGAATGGCAACCGCTATATCTCTCTTATTATAAATTTGAGATTATCGGAAACATTTACGAAAATCCTGAAATGTTGGAGGGAACAGAATGAGACCAAACAGATACCCATATACTAAAAATCAATGGGAAGAAGAAACAACGCTGGTATGTTTTGGGGACGGAGAAAGTCTTGAAATAAAAAATAAAATAAACCGATTGACAGGAGAACAGAAATGATCTTTGCTTTGACATTATCAGACATCGTAGAATTGATTATCGGTGCTACCTGGTTAATTGGTTTTATCGGTGCGATTATCGTGGGCATATTGAGTAGAAAGAAGAAGGGACGAGAAGATGACAAATAATGATAAGCTGATACGTGCGAATTTTGCGTTTATCCTTTTTATCCTAATTGCTGTATGCGTCAATCTAAACGCACGAGTCCGGGTGCTTGAAACGAGCAACAGCGAGCTACAACAGACAATCCAAACACAAAAGGACGAGCTCGAGAAAATCGAAGAAAAAAACACAATGCAAGACGTGATTATTAATAAATTAAACAATGATTATAATTCGCGTATGGCGCAAGAATTACAAGAGATCGCCGACACTAACGGCGTAGGGGGATAGTGTGAAAGTTTATGTCGTAAGAAAGTATAACAAGCTGACGCGCTGGGATTGCAATTATTCGGCAAAATTCGAGGAGTTTGAGTTCCCAACGAAGGCCGAAGCGTTTGAATTCCGAAATAGCCACAAAAAGGGCGTCTTTGACGTTTACGAAAAAGAGAAGTAAATAGCTTGAAGCTAGAAAGGAGGGGAGCTTGCGAATTGAGACTAGATACGGCTATCTAATCGACGCACTTCGAAGATATCCATTCGACAAGGAGATCAAGGAACGGATCGAAGAGATTACTTTCCCTTATCAAAATTTCGATGAGAATTGGTTTATCAAAAGCAAAGCGGCAACTAATACGCCGGAAGCTCTTAAAAATATCATTCTCAAAGAAAATGATCCGGAATTGATCCGGCTCTATATGCTCGCTGAAGCTATCGAAGAATACACAAGCGAGTGTGCTCCCTCAACTTGGGAGGCAATCAAGGCGCTCTATGTCACACGATCGAAAAACGTCGAAGGCGTGGCACTTGAGCTCTTTATGTCGAAAAATTCGGTCTATCGAAATGTTATCAAACCATTTTTCGAAGGGCTGGAAAAGAAATATACAACTATTTTTCTAAAAAGGGCTTAAATTTGGGAAAAGTGTTCAAAAAAAGGTGATAAAATTGTATTATCGGAAGATTGAAGGAAACGACGATCTTCATTGCGGACGACAGGACAAGCCAACAGTTACAGCAGCACGTTTTTACTTTTCATAAAAAACTTTGCCCCTCGTGGGGTCTCCTTATATTTTTTAAAAATTTTTTCGTTTCGGCGGTTCGATTCCGCCCGTCCGCTTTTGGTAAGGTTCTTTTAGTTCTTCCCCTTATCATACATTTCTATACTCTATACTTTTCTTTTCAGTCTCGCTCCTATTCCTTTCTGAGTGAGACTGTTTTTTTGTAAAAGAAAAAGAACGGTGAGAAATTCTCGATCTAACAAAATTAAACAGTAAAGGAGGGGAGGCGATGGCCGGTGCAGACAATTTAAAAGTCCCAACCTCGGAAGAAGCTCGAAAATATGGCCGAAAAGGCGGTATCGCCTCCGGTAAGGCTCGAAGGGAAAAAGCGGACCTAAAAAAGAAAGTCAATCAGATTTTGGAAATGGACGTCTTCAGTCCGCAACTCAAAGAAATGCTCGAAGAAAAAGGCTTGAGCGCGACGAACCAGACAGCAGTCGCGACGGTGCTTTTGCAAAAGGCCTTAAAAGGTGATATGCGAGCGATTGAGCTATTGGCCAAGATGAACGGCAACGAGGGCACGAAAGACAAGCTCGACCAGAAAGAGCAGAAGGAACGGATCAAGGCCCAACAACTCGAGAACAAGAAACGCGAGCAAGCTCTCGAAGGCGGTATGGCGTCCGAAGATATCATGGCTGATTATTTCGAAAAGCTGGAAGGAGTGATTCAAGATGGCACTTGATCGACTGTACACAGAAAAACAGATCGGGATCTTGCGTCGTTCTGTCTCTCGCGATTGGTACATGATGATAAATCATGGCGCAGTACGGGCCGGAAAAACCAAGCTCGACAATGATCTTTTTTTGATGGAGCTGAAACGGGTAAAGAAGAACGCCGAAAAAGTCGGAGTTCAAACGCCGATGTATATCCTGGGCGCGGTATCGTCTGGGACGTTACAGACGAATATCTTACGCGAGATCACGGACGCTTACGGTCACGAATTCCAGTTTGACCGGCACGGGAACTTTACCTTATTCGGCGTATACGTTGTAACGACGTTTACGGGGTCCATAGCGGGCCTTAAAGCTATTCGGGGTATGACAGCCTTCGGGGCCTATGTAAACGAGGCCACGCTCGCAAATAAAGAGGTTTTCGACGAAATTCTCAAGCGGTGCTCAGGGTACGGCGCGCGTATTATATGCGATACCAACCCGGACCACCCGAAACATTGGCTCAAGGTCGATTATATCGACAAGGCGGACGATGAGAAGATCGTAGCGAATCATTTTACAATCTTTGATAACACGTTTCTAAACCAGAGATACGTTGATAATTTGATCGCGACAACGCCTTCTGGTATGTTTACCGAGCGCGGTATATATGGCCGTTGGGTGATCGGTGAAGGTGCGGTCTATCGCGACTTCAAAGAGAATATGTACACGACACAACCGCCCGAACATTTTGCGAAGATTTACGCGGGGGTTGACTGGGGTTATGAGCACTGGGGCTCTATCGTGGTCGTTGGCCAAACCGAGGCGGGCGATGTGTATATCTTGGAAGAACACGCGCACCAGTACAAAGAGATTGATTCCTGGGTGGACGTTGCGAAGGATATCAAAGCACGTTACGGTGATATATTCTTTTGGGCAGATTCGGCACGACCCGAGCACGTCGGACGGTTTAACCGCGAGCGTCTAAAGTGTTTTAATGCTTACAAGTCGGTATTATCTGGGATTGAAGAGGTGGCTAAACTCATGAAGGGTGGCCGTTTTTTTGTCGTTTCAAATAAGGTCCGCAAGTTCAAAGACGAGATCTATCAATACGTCTGGAACGAGCGCACAGGCGAACCACTGAAAGAGCACGACGACGTACTAGACGCGGTAAGATACGCGATCTATTCGCAGCACGTATACGATACGAGCAGCACAGTAAAAGAGCGTATGCAAAGCGCACAATATTATTTCTAAAAGGAGGAATAAGAGAAAGTGAAATTCCTTAAAGGGAGACGCTTCGACGAGAACGCGAATCGTCAATTCATCATGACGGCCGAAGATTTTGAAACGATCGAATACGAGGGCCAGAAATGGATCGAACGCCTAAAAAACTATATCGGAACGCACAGGTCCGAGCAATTAGACCGCTTGAAAGAGCTCAAGCGTTATTATCTCGCTGATAATAATATCAAGTACCGGGAAGACAAGAGTGATCCATACAGCGCCGATAATCGAATCGCGAGTGACTGGGCAAAATACATTGCTATTTTTGAACAAGGCTATATGTTAGGGAACCCGGTCGAGTATAAGAATGAGAACGCGGAGATCCAAAAACAGATTGACCAGTTTTCAAAACAAAACAACGAAAAGGACCACAACGTAGCGATCAAGACAGATCTCGCGATCTATGGCCGTGCTTACGAGCTTTTGAACGCGTACCGAGACGAAGACGGGAGCGTTTGGGTCAAGCTCTATCGTATGGATCCAGAGCAAACTTTTGTCATTTACGACGACAGCTACGAGCAACGCTCTTTGATGGCTATCAACTATTACTCTATCAGTTACGGCAACGGCCACAAACGCGATTTTGTTAAGGTCTATACTAGTAACGCTATTTATGAGTATGTGGACGACAACCAAGACACGGACACGCTTCACCTAAAAGACACAAGCGAGCATTTCTTTAATGGCGTACCAGTAAATGAGTTTAGCAATAACACGGACCGGACAGGGGCGTTCGAAGCCGTGCTCGACTCTATCGACGCTTACGACTTGTCGCAGTCGGAGCTTGCAAACTTCCAGCAAGACAGTAATGAGGCTCTTTTGGTGATCTCCGGGAACCCATTTACAGGGGTCGAAGATAAAGACTTCATGGAAGACGGTCGGATCAATCCAAATGGCCGGCTTGCGGTATCGCAGGCGTTCAAGAAAGCAAAGATCTTGATCCTCGATGACAATCCAATTCCGGGCGGATCGAGTCCGAACGCGAATTATCTTGTTAAATCGTACGATACAGCTGGAGCGGAAGCATACAAGGAACGGCTTGTGAACGATATTTTACGCTTTACCTTCACACCGGACACAACCGATAATAACTTCGGAGGGATTCAATCGGGCGAAGCGATGAAATATAAGATGATGGCAGCGGATAACTATCGCGGCAAGCAAGAGTTACTTTTTGAAAAAGGTTTAATGCGTCGCTTGCGCTTGGCAGTCAATATCTGGAAGATCAAGGGCAACGATTCCGAGAATTACAACCTTATCAACGAAACGAACGTCGTATTTACGCCAAACTTCCCACAAAATGACGCCGAAATGGTCGCAATCGCAAAAAATCTCTATGGCGTAGTGAGTGAACAAACGATCGTCGAAATTCTTGAGCAAGTGACCGGGGTCAACGCAGAAGTAGAGCTGAAGCGTATGAAAGAAGAAACGGAAAAAACGCTTGAAATACTCCCACGAATCGAGCCACAAGCCGACGAGGTAGCGACAAATGAAGAAATTGAAGATAAGCGCCCATGATGAATACTGGGAAGCACGCGCTCGGGAGATATTCGAATACGTTGACCGAAAAGACATAGACTTTTTCGCTGAATTAGAAAAAACTTATCGCAACGAGGCGGTAAGGTTACAAAAGTCGTTGTTTGACTTTTATACAAAGTACGCTGAAGATCACGAACTCACTTACCAAGACGCAACGAAGCGCCTTCGAGGTGAGGATCTGAGTGACTATGTGGACAATGCGACGCTATACCGCGAGCAAGCCGAAAAGGATCCAGAGCTATTGAAGCGATTGAACCAACAATACGCGTCAGCTCGAGCGATCAGAATCGAGGCTTTGCAGTTGGAAGCTATCCACAGGCTCGGAGTGCTCACAGGAGCGCTTCATAAGAGCTTCGAGAGGTATTTATCCAGCGTTGCGGAATACGCGTACAGGAAGGCTCTAGGAGGCCGTACAGGCGCGGTCAATCGTCCAGCGTTTGAAGAGATTATCAAGACGCCTTTTAATGGCCGGAATTATTCCGAGCAACTTTGGGGCAATACCGACAGCCTCGCGCAGAAGCTGAAAGAGGTATTTAAACAAGGTTTTATACGTGGAGATGGCCCGCAAGAGATGGCCCGTGAGATTAGAAAAGAGTTTAACGTGGCACGGTCGCGAGCTGAAACGCTAGTCCGAACGGACGCGACGGCCGTCATTAATCGGGCGACTATCAAGCGTTACCAGAAAGCGGGACTTGAATACTATCGGATCTTGGTCGTGTTAGACGATCGGACAACTCCAATTTGTCGAAGAATCGCGCAAGAAGATAAGCTGTACAAGCTCGAGGACGCACAAGTCGGGGTTAATATGCCCCCATTTCATTATAATTGCCGGTCTACGATCATGCCGGACGCGAAAGAAATAGAAGAGGAGGAATCGAGTGGTTAATATCTGGGATATGGTATCTTACACAGCGGGCCTTTTCTGCTTTGCCTTTCTGGTCGTGGCAGGCTGGGCCGTACTTGCTGGAATGATCGAAGGTATCATAAAGAGCATTAAACAGTCACGAGGTGACAAGGACGAATGATCGGAGGTGATCCGGTATCTTGACAAGCGGGAATAGACCGCTATTTTTTATTGTCCAGACAATCGGAGGACGTTAAAAGCTGATTGTTTCGTCGCCGGACGTAAAACGAGAACATCGAGTGACGGCGTAACCGTCGGAGGAAAATAATGTCAGAAAATACACAAGCAACAGTCGAAACCGAAGCTCTTGAGCAAGACGTCACTCAAGAAGAACAGGTCGAAACCAAGCAGGAAAAGGCAGAGCGTACCTTTACACGCGCCGAATTTGGGAAAGCAATCGCGGCGGAGATCGCAAAAGCTCGGGCCAGCTGGGAAGCTGAACAAGCCGAAGCAATCGAAAAGGCTAAAAGCGAAGGCGAACGCCTCGCGAAGCTGACTAAAGACGAACGCGCCAAAGAAGAGGAAGCGAAACGGATCCAAGCGATCGAGGAACGCGAGCGAGCACTAGCAATCAAAGAAATGCGCGTGGCCACTCAAACGCTATTGAGCGAAGAAGGCCTTCCGGGCGAATTCATTGATTTTGTGATCGATGAAACAGCCGAGGCTACGAAGGAGAAGATCGGCACTTTGCGACAAATCTTTGATAAGGCAGTAGAAGCCCGCGTCGATGAACGTTTGACCCAGAAAGCCCCTCGCAAGGGTACGGGGCCAGTAGCAATGACAAAAGCGAAGATCATGGCTATTGAAAACGACGAAGAGCGTCAAGCGATGATCGCCGCAAACATCGGACTATTTAAAAATTAGAAAGGGCTATTAAAATATGGCTGAAACAAAACTAACAACCATGAACGACTTGGGCGAAATTAAATCAATTGATTTTGTCAATAAGTTCTCTAAAAATATCAATGACTTACTTCGACTTTTGGGCGTTACACGTCGCCAAGAGTTGACTAACGACTTAAAGATCCAAACTTACAAATGGACCGCAGACGTTGACACAACCAAAACCGCAGAAGGTGAAACAATTCCGCTTTCTAAAATGACACGCGCGAAGGACCAAGAATACACAGTAGAATGGTTCAAGAAACGCCGTGCTGTATCAGCGGAAGCGATCGCACGTCATGGTGCGTCACGCGCTATCACAGAAGCAGATACACGCTTGCTTCGCGAAATTCAAAACGGAATCAAGGACGACTTCCTCGCTTACCTTAAAAAGACAAAAACTAAAGTTACAGGGAAAGGGCTTCAACAAGCTCTCGCGAACAGCTGGGGCAAATTGACTACTTTCAACGAGTTCGAAGGCTCTCCGCTTGTTTCTTTTGTGAACCCGCTTGACGTGGCAGAATACCTTGGAACGACAGCCGTTGCGTCTGACGCTTCAAACGTATTCGGATTCACACTTCTCCAAAACTTCCTCGGTATGCAAAACGTTATCGTTATGCCGTCATGCCCACAAGGGAAGATCTATACAACAGCCGTTGAAAACCTTGTTTTCGCTTACTTGAACGTATCTGGTGGAGATCTTGGCGGATTGTTTGCGGACTTTACAGATGAAACAGGCTTGATCGGTGTGGCGCGTGATCGTCACTTGAATAACTTGACTTTCGAGTCAGTATTCTTTGGCGCTAACGTTCTCTTTGCTGAAATTCCGGACGGTGTGGTAGAAGCTACAATCCAAGCGCCAACGTCAGCAGTAGCAGCCTAGTTTTAGGAGGTTTAAGCGATGGCAGCAATCAATATCGATCAAGTAACGGAAGAGCTTCGACTTCTAAAGGGTATTCCCAAGGCTGACCAAGAACAAGACGATCTTTTGACCCTTATTGTACGGGATAGCTTCGAGCGTATGATCGCTTACGTCAATCAATTCTCGGATACAGCACTCGAGGAATTGCCCGGAAGCGTGGCTTATATCCTTCGAGACGTTGCCGTCAGTCGCTTCAACCGTCTAAACTCGGAAGGCGCGACAGCGGACAGCGAGGAAGGCCGGAGCTTCACTTGGGAGTCTAGCTATCTAACAGATGAGCATAAGGCCGTATTAAAGGGCCTAGCGGTCAAACACAACGCCCGCGGAATCGCTCGATTCATTTAAAGGGGGGCGCGTGTATGATCTATAACGAACGCGTGACCTTGATCTTTGAGGAAGAGCCGGAAGACGAATTGCTCGAGAGCACGGAAACAAAGAAGAGCTTTCCGGTACCTTGTATGCGAAATTCATTATCTAACTATGAGATGATGGGGCTCTATGGTAAGTACGATTTTAATTCGTTCAAATTACACTTACAGGGCACGCATAAGGGCTTCTCGGAAGTGATTTACAACGGCCACAGGCTCAAGATCAAGGGCAAGAAATATCATCATAATAGCACGGTTATTTACTTATGAGTTTTTCATATACAGTAAAAGGGCTGGACAAGTTCATGCGAAAGGTCCAAAACAAACCACGGGAAGCGCGTCGGGCTGTATCGGCTGAATTGCAACGATCGGCCTTGCGTGTGGAACGGAAAGCCAAAATGAAAGCGGCAGTCGATACCGGATTCATGCGAAACGGGATCTTTGTTGCTCGGGTGGGAATGTTACGGTACAAAGTAACGTCTCCCGCTGGTTATTCGGTCTATGTGGAGCTTGGAACTCGTAAGATGAAGGCCCAGCCGTTTCTTGGTCCAGCCGTTAAGGAAGAAAGCGAAGCGTTATTTAAGAACCTTCGTAAAATGTTTAGGAGGTGATTCATGGCAAACGAAACGCCTTCAGTCAAAATGCTCGCAGATTTACGCGAAAAGTTAAAACCACTCAATATTCCGATCAAATTTAAGCTACCAAAACAAGACACACTCGAGCCGTTTCTAGTGATCGGGCAATCTAGCTCGGACACGTCAAAAACAGCTCAAACGGGGCTTATTATCGAGGATATGAGCGTACAGATTGATATCTTCTTACCGGGCACGGAAAGCCGGGCCGGGGTCGAGAAGGTTAAATCAGAGGCCCTTCGAAGGATCGGCCACAATCGCAATATGAACGCGAGCGTACTCTTAGACGATACGATAGGCCGGGAAGTCTATCATATTGTCATTTTACTAACAGATACAATCTTTTAAAAAGGAGCACTTAATAAATGGGTGAAGCAGAAGACAAAGCAAAAATTAAAATTACGATCGCAAAGCCGATCGTAGGTAAAAAAGTATTTTACTTTATTCAATCTATCCACGCCGAAAAAGGTAACGGAGCTATGCTTCCGGCTTACCGTACAGACGGCACAACAACAATGGGCGGCGAATACATTGACGAACAAACTCAACAAGGGCGCTTGCTTGAAAAAGCAACAGATGAGCACTCTATCGAGTTAACTCAATATTTCGCGCCAAAAGATCCTTCAGTTCAAACTGTATTGGACGCACAGAAAACCGGTGAATCTTTGAAGATCTGGCGTGTTATCGTTGACGATAGCGTCAAAGTTTCTTCAACTGGTAAAGACACTTATCCAGCTCAGTTTGGTTACGGTAAGATTACCGATGATGTCGAGTTTACTGACGCGATCGATGGATTCGTTGAACTCAACTATACAGTCGGTATCGTTGGACGCTTGCGTGATGGTAAGTTCCCACTTTCAGCGGACGAGATCGCGATGTTAAACGACGTTTACGAGTACCAAAACCCGGGCGAAACAACAGGCGATTACAACAATATCACACGCTAATTTTTCAAGCAAAGGGGCCTCGGAAGCCCTTTTGCTTTTATTTTTTTGACAAAAAAGGAGTTATTCAATGGAATTTACAGTAGGCAGCCGCGCAATCGAGATCAAATTTGATTATATGACCATGTACAAAGTCAATCGTGACTTGGGATCTCAAGGTCCAGATGGATCACGCAATGAAGATGGTGTCGGTGCTCTATTCCTTCGCGTTGTGGATCGCAACGATTCGGCTCTAGTGGATCTTATCAAGCTATGCGCTTCTAAAAAAGCGAAAGCCGTAAGCGATGAAGAAGCTATCAAGGCAATCGCGGACAAAATGGAAGATCTCGGAGCAGAAAGCACAGAGCCACTTTTTGAAGCATTAGAAGAAGAGATGGTTGATTCTGGTTTTTTCAAAGAGAAAGTTTCGAAATACTTAGAAAATCTCGAGCTGGGATTGAAGTACCTCAAAGCCAAAGCCGAAACAGCGGAAGACAAGGCACAAGCGGAACTTCAGATCGAACAGACGGAGGCGCAAATTGGGCGCTTGAGAAACGCAATCTCTTAATAGAATGTGCGCGTTTGGGTCTAACTGACCCGAATATTATTTTTTCATGTACAAAGAACGAGCTCGACGCGATTCGCGAGGGCCTTTATTATCGAGCGATCGAAGAGAGGGAAAACCTCGTCGAGCTTGCTTTCAACTTGCGTTATACGTTGAACGCTAAAAAAGCGGACTTCGGCAAGTTGAGCAAGAAAAAAGATCGAGAAAAGGTCCGACGTCTATTCAGGCAGCGCGAAGAGCGCGGGGACTCTCAAGGTATGCTCGAGAAGATCGAGCGTCTTAATGAACATTTCAGAAATAGATAGATAGGAGGTGGGGCGATGGCGTTTGACGGATCAATAGAAGCGATTATCGGCGCGGACTTAACTGGGTATGAAAAAGCAATGAGCGACGTTGTAAGCTCAACGCGTAAAGCATTTCAAAACGCGGCACAGGAAGCGTCTAAAAGCGCGAATCAGATGATTCGGGAAGTCGGGGAATTGATGAACCGGCTCGCAAACAGTAACCAAAATATCGGATCCAAGATCGGCCAAGGATTGACTGGCGGATTCAAAATCGCCCTCGGAGAGTTACAACGTATCTCTTCTAACATCGGCGCAAAATTACCTGACCCCATACGGAAGGCATTTACTCGCGTTTCGGCTGATATTAAGTCAGTTTTAGGAACGATGAAAAATGACGTTGCCACACTTGGGGCCGGCATTAATTCCAAAATCAAAAAAGCGTTTGATTTTGATATTTCAAACGCGATCAAATCGCCAAAGAGTGCTTTTGCTGAAATGGCAAACAGCATTGACTCTATGGCAAGCCGGATCAGCTCAAAAGTCCACAGTTTAGGCTCAGTCTTTACGAATTCGGCTAATAATATGTCCGGATCGTATAAGACAGCTTTCGGGGCGATTGGTGACGCTATGGCCCGGCTCGAAGCTCGGATTCAGTCAACGGCTGGAAACATTACGAGCGCGCTTGGTCAAAAGGTATTGAACCCGATCAACTCTTCATGGTCCAGTATGTTTTCAAACTTGACCAGCAAGGCGAACAGCTTCGCGGATCGAGTTCAAAACTCTTTCGGTGGTAAGATCCTATCATCGGTTAACAACCTCGCGAGCAACGTAAGCGGGAAGCTCGGAAACGCGTTTCAGACGACAGGTCAAAAGGCAGTAGGAGCCTTGACTGGGATTGTAAACCATACCAACCAAGCGGCGAGCGCGTCAACTAACCTAGTAAAACAGGTTTTAGGTGTGGCTGCTGCTTACAAGCTCTTTGACCTTGGAAAACAAGCAATTAAGAGCACAGTCTCGAAAGCTGCTGAATTCGAGGCCAAAATGAGCAACATTAAGGCCGTAACTGGTGAGAGCGCGGAAACGATGAAGAAATTCAACGACGCCGCTATCAAAGCCGGAGCGGATACAGCCTTCAGCGCAGCGGACGCAGCGGACGCGATCGGAGAACTTGCAAAAGCTGGGGTATCAACAAAAGATATCTTAAACGGCGGTCTTACAGCGTCCCTAAACTTGGCCACAGCGGGTGAGTTGGATCTGAAAGAAGCTGCTGAAATCACATCAACAGCCTTAAACGCGTTTAAACGTGACGGAATGACAGCTACACAAGCTGCGAACCAACTCGCGGGAGCTGCTAACGCGTCAGCGACAGATGTTCACGAGCTGAAATATGGTCTTTCCATGGTCGCTCCGGTCGCTTCTGGGCTTGGTCTATCGTTCCGAGATACTACGAACGCTCTCGCAGTCTTTGCACAAAATGGACTCAAGGGTTCCGACGCCGGTACATCACTTAAAACTATGCTTATGAATCTGCAACCGCAGACGAAAGCACAAACGAACATGATGAAAGAACTCGGTATCATTACAGCCGATGGCTCGAACCAGTTCTTCACGGCTGAAGGTAAGATCAAGTCGTTTGCTGAGATCTCGCAAGTCTTGAAAGATCATTTAGGCGGACTTACCGACGCTGAAAAACAAATGGCCTTGAAAACCATGTTCGGTACCGACGCAGTGCGTGCTGCTACTATCGCGATGAACGAGGGAGCAGATGGCGCTAACAAAATGCAAGAGGCTATTGACAAGGTGACGGCTGCTCAAGTTGCGGCTGAAAAGCTCAACAACTTAAAAGGGGCCGTTGAGGCCTTGAGTGGATCATGGGAAACACTTCAGATTAAAATCGGGACGGCAGTTTTACCGGTCCTTACGACACTCGTACAATGGATTGATAAGCTGGTTGATAAACTTTCCAACTCGCAAGGACTACAAAAGTTTTTGGACGGGTTAAATTCATTGAATCCGGCGCTGAATCAGTTCTTAAACGGCACTAAAATGACCGACGAGCAATCGAACAAGTTTAAAGGGACCATGCAAGCTCTTAAACCAGCCGTGACGGGCCTTGTGGGCGCGTTTGCGTTTGGTCCGGCAGTGCGTGGACTAACTTCGCTTACTGGTATCATGGGCACGGTCGCAAGTAAGACGATGGGGCTCGGATCGGTCGCGTCCAGTGCATTTAGCACGGCCGGAGGCTTTATTTCTAGCTTTGCTGGTAAGGTCGCAGGTATTCCAGGCGTACTTGGTGGAGCTGCTTCGCAAGGTCTATCGGTTCTTAGCATGATGACAAGCGGGATCGCGTCCGTGATGGGAATCGCCCTCGCGTCAATCGGTCCGGCTGCTATTTTGGGGCTTGTCCTCGCCGGCCTTGGTCTGATTAACCAACAATTCGGGCAACAGATCGATCAGTTGATTACCTTGGTAACGACTAAAGGGCCGATGATTATTCAAAACCTTGTAAACGGGATCACTAGTCAATTACCGAGTCTTATCGCTTCGGGCGCTGATTTAGTGGCCAAACTCGCGCAAGGTTTTGCGACAATGTTCCCAGTGATCGTTGACGCTGGGGTTCAGTTGATCGGTAGCCTCGTTCAAGGTGTGGGCCAAAATGCAGGATCGTTGATCTCGTCCGCGGTAACGATTATCGGGACTTTGGTCAATAGCTTGCTTTCAGCATTGCCACAATTGCTCTCTATTGGTATGCAGTTACTTCTCAGCATTACGCAAGGGATCTTGCAAAACTTGCCACAGATCCTTACAACAGCGCAACAGATTGTGACGAACTTTATTACTAATATGCAAGCGCAATTCCCGCAGATTCTCGAACAAGGTATTCAAATCTTGATGAATATCGTAAACGGTATTGTCCAAGCATTACCGACAATTATCGAGATCGCGACGCAAGTCATTGTCGGGTTTATGCAAACGATCTTGTCGAACTTACCAACGATCTTACAAGGTGGTATTCAATTAATTGTAACCCTCGTCCAAGGTATCATTAGTTCATTGCCACAGATCGCACAAAGCGCGGTACAGATCATCGGTCAGATGATTCGTGGGTTTGCTCAAGCCTTGCCACAACTTCTTATGGCAGGGGTTCAATTAGTTGTACAGCTCGCACTTGCGATCGTTAAAGGCTTGCCGAATATCGTTTCGGCTGCTTGGGAGATCATTAAGGGCTTCGGTGAGGCCTTACTTAATTTCATTCCTAACGCTTTGAAAGCCGTCGCGGACGCTATCGGAAACTTCTTTGGTGGGATCTGGGACTGGATCACTGGTAAATCGGACGAAGGTGGGAAGAAAACCGAAGAATCGATCAATAACACAGCCGAACATATCAAGACGAAGAGCTCGGAAACGACAACACAGTTAAGTACCGACGCTTCAACCGCAAGCGCAAACGTGTCCACGTCTTATGATCAGATGAGCGCGAACACGATCGCGTCAACGTCAAATATGAGTCTTGGCGTTACGGCTAATATGTCTCAAATGTCCACAAATGCGATGGACAGTACGACGCAATTGCAACAGACAGCCTCGACTAATTTCAACACGTTAAACACTAACGGAACTATGGACTTGCAAGCCCTTGCTGCTAACGCGGACGCGTCATTTAACCAGATGAACGCAAACGCACTCGCGCAAACCGGTCAAATGAACACAGGCGTAACGTCTAATATCAGTCAATTAAACGCGAACGCAAGTAACGAGTTGAACCAGTTGATGAATAATGCGAACGCAAGCACGACGGGAGTAAATACAGCTGCAACCACGAACGCGCAACAGGCAAGCACGAACGTTGTAAGCAACTTCCAACAAATGCAAGCAGGAGCGACAACAGCTACAAATGCGATGGCTATTAGTGCGCAAACTGATTTTGATAAGATGGCCCAACAGGCAGAGCAAGCAAGCTCTAAAATGTCGCAAGCTATTACAACGAATTATCAAAATGTACAAAATACTGTTACGCAAGCAATAAACGCCACGGCTCAAGCGGTTCAAAGCGGGCTTAATAAGATCTCGCAAGTAAGCTCTTCGGCCGGCAAGCAGTTAGAAAGCTCGTTTAAGTCAACGTTCCAAAACGTGACAAATAGTGCGAAAAGTGGTATGCAAGCATTTACTAGCACCATGCAATCGAGCATGGCGCGAGCTGTTTCGCTTGCTAGTTCGGCTTGTGCTCAGATTTCAGCTTCGTTTGGCTTGCTTCCAGCATTGCTACAAATGGTCGGATTTAACGCCGGCATGGGTCTATACAACGGACTTGCTTCGATGGCTGGTTCATTGTATGCGCTCGCTTCTAGTATTGCTTCTAATATTGCAGCAGTCATGCGGTCCGCGTTAAGTATTCACTCGCCGTCACGGGTTACGAAAAAAATCGGTAGCTTTACGGGCGAAGGTATGTATCTCGGCATGAAAGACTGGGTATCGGATATAAACGATATGGCTCGGCAGTATGCGCAAGCGATCACGGATCAAGATTATCAGACTAATAGCGTATTGACCACAAGCGCGAGCGTGACAAGCTCGGGCGTTCGTTCATCTCTCGAAGATTTGAGCGACGAAGTGAAGAATTCACAGCTTGCGGACCAAAAATTTGAAGTACACAATGAGATCGTCGGCGATAAGATTTACACCACGGTTAAAGAAAAGGACGCCCGAAAAAAGGCGTTAGATGAATATTTCGCGTAAGGGGTGAAACATGGATTTATTGATAGAAAAAGACGGCCAAAGTCGGAAATTATCTGAATTAGGCCTGTATAATATCACGGTCGATGATTCGTCCCCGACCGCGGATATTTCAACGCGTACCGTCAAGGGGCGCAATGGTCGGATCTTTGATGGTTTGACTTATACCGAAAAAACAATCGAGGTAAAAGCTAGGCTTTCCGTCCCAACGATGGAAGCCTTTTTTGATAAAAAGGACGAGCTAACTCGCTATATTTTGGGCGAGGATAGTTTTTACATTACCAAAATGTACCCGCAACAAAACGAGTTATATGAGTTCGAGACAGCGGGACAAACAACAGGAGAACTTGAGATCGCAAATATTCCGCATACAGCGTGGCGGTATCGCTATAAAGTGGTGGGGAACGATCGGATTGATTATGATTTCATTGGTAAGTCGTCCGTGGGACTGAAATATAACATTTCATTTTCATTTGTCACAGCGGAGTTACCTTTTGGCGAAACAGTACCGCGGGATCTTGTGCTTACAACGAACAGTTTTCCATATAACGGAACGGCTCCATTAAGTCAATTAGAGGTACCGTTTATCGTGGAATTAACGGCAAACGCTGATAATACTGATTTTTTCGTTGAAATTGACGGCCGACGGTTCACTTACCAGCATACAGAAACGCCTTTAAGGTCTGGCCAAAAGCTCCTTCTGAAAGGAATTGAGACGGCAATCTATCAAGGACCAACCACGCAAGATCTAAACGTCAACAACCGGACAAATTACGAGTATTTCGTTATTCGGCCAAAACCTAACCGTTCTGTAAATTGGTTTACTAATTTTAAAGGGACTGTTAAGATCCTCGGGTTTAAGGAATTATACAAGTAGGAAGGAGGGAAAATGCTTACTTTTTATGATGAAAAGGGCAACGGTTACGGTGCGCAAGTCGAATTCACAACAAAAAACGCGGTAAATGGCGAGCGTTCCGTGTCCGGAACCATTCTTACAAACGAAAAAGTATTGTCAAGGATTGATCGGGGCTGGTCGTTTGAGTGGGACGGCGAAATGTATAAGATTATTTACGCCAAACCAAAAGATGAAGGCCGGAGCTTATCTGTATCATTTGACGCGGTTCATCAGTTTTTCTACGATTTCGAACATTCTAATTGTTATCAACTTTTCAATGGCTCTAATCGGTTTGATGTTTATATCGAAGCTATTTTTAAAAATAGCGGGTATCGATATGTTATCGAAGCCGAAGCGAAAGCCGTTCGGAAAGAGAATTTCGGAAACGCGAGCCGGTTATCTATGTTTAAAGATATTATCAAGGCAGCTGGCCTTGAGTTTTCGGTAACTGGAAAAGTCGTCCGGATCGTGAAGAAAGTCGGAACAGATCTTTCAACAGTCGTTCGAAAAAACTTCAACATGAACGAGTTGACACTCGAAAAAAATATCGGGGCCTTTATCACTTACAAAAAGGGTCTCGGAGCTTGGAAAGATGAAGAGAATCATGACGCGGGGCGGTACGAATCAGAGTATGAAAGCCCACTCGCTCGCATTTATGGCCGTATTGAAGGTAGCCCGATAAGCGATGAACGGTACAAAGACACAGGGAAATTATTAGAGCGTCTAAAAAAAGACGTGGATAATTCTTATTCGATTTCGGTACAGCTCGAAATGGAAGATCTGACGCGAGCGGGCTACAAATACAAACAGCCTCGAGCTGGCGACTATATCATGGCTATTAATGAGACGATCGGTTTTCGTGAAAAAATTCGTATTGTATCTTATGAAAGTAGCTATGATGTGACAGGCCGATTAATCAAACATAAAGTTACTTGCAATGATATCGGAACTGTTCAAAAAGCGATCACGGCCGAAGGTTCGATCATGCGGAGCGTGGGCCAAACTCAAGAATACGCGGAAAGCGCCCTTGAGATCGCTACAAAAGCCCTCGTTAGTGCAGATGGCAAAACTACTACTTACTACGGCGCGGAAAAACCACGGGACCAACCACAGGGGACGTTACATCGTGGCGATATGTTATATCTTACCGTTGGCGAAGAAACCGAGCTTTATTTCTGGAACGGGGCCGAGTGGGAGCTAAAAAACCTAAAATTTGACAGCTCAAAGCTCGAGAAGATGTTCGCGGATTCCAAGGCCTCGACTGATAAGGCTATAGCGGAAGCTAAAAAGCAAGCGGACGAAGCCTTAAAAAAAGCCGGCACGATCGCGAATTCCGAAAGTTTGTCGGCAAAGATCAAAGAAGAGATCCTAAAAAGCAAGGATTTAAGCGATAAAATAAACCGGACGTTTGTCGAATCAAATAACGGCACTGAAATTTACAACAAAATTGCCGGAGAGGTCTCAAAAAAATTCGTAACCGTTGATGTAAACGACGCTCGTTATCATGATTTAACGTCTCGAATGGATTCTACTGATCAAACAATCACGAGAACTAGCAATAGAATCGGTGAAGTCGATAAAAATTTGAATAAAACTATTATCAATGTAAACGATAAAATCGGTGAATTTAATAATAGACTTAATAAAACAACTATCGACGTCGTTAATGCACAAGGAACAGCGGATAACGTAAAAAATCAAGTTATCATTACCAATCAGAAAGTCTCGGAGATCGATCAATCAGTCGCACAAGCAAACGGACGAATCGATCAGACGAATAGCAATCTGGAAGCAACAAATGCGCAAGTCGAAGCTAACAAGCGACAAATCGAAGTCCAAGTAACAAATTATAATGCAATCCGGGAATCGACGAAATTATATGAGCGAATTTTGGGTACATCAGAAACAGGCGCACCAGACCAGCTCTCACGGCTTGTTATGAGTAGTCAGATATTCCAGACTGAGGTCGGGAAGTACTCGGCAACGGGCGGCCCGAATATGCTCCGAAATTCGCGGGCAGATGATGGCTTGAAATATTGGACTGACGCTAATGGACGGTTGAGCTTTACAGCTCACCACTATTACCTAAACGGGCAAAAACGAATGTTCTTGCTTTCGAATGGTTCATTTGTCCACAGCCCGCGTTTTATCGTCAAACAAAATACAAATTATATGCTTAACTTGATAGCATTTGACGCAAACACGGCCCGTTTTAAAATTGCATTTTGTAAGCGCAGAAAAGGCTCAACGAATGACTTTGACGAAATGCAAATAATTTTTGACAAAACCGGCTCACCAGCTTTCAACTCAGATAGAGCTGTCAAAAAATCATTCAGCTTCAACACAGGAGCTTTTGATGAAGGTTATTTTCTATTTGAATATCAGGGCAATCCTTCTGGGTGGTCTGGCATGTTCATGACAGAATTGGACTTTTATGAAGGAAGTAATGACCGCTTGTGGCAACCAGCCCCAGAAGATAGTGCAGAACCGATTGGAGCAATACGGACGCAAGTGACACAGCTCGCCGGATCGTGGGCAGTTAAAAACCTCAACAGCAACGGTGATGTACTCAACTCAATCA